ACACTGAATAACAACAAACAAGCAATAACTTCAGGATTAGCAGTAGCAGCAGTCAATGCGTTTGGTGGAAATATAACCCTAGATCAAGTCCTTGCAAGATCTCAGGGCACTGTCATTAATCCTAACCAAGAACTTCTATTCTCTGGTCCTGGATTAAGGCAGTTTAAGTTCTCTTTTAAGTTCACTCCAAGATTCCAAAAAGAGTCTGATGAAATTAAAACCATCATAAAGGCATTTAAGAGAAATATGGCACCAAAGGGTTCTGGTGGTGATTTATTAAGAACTCCAAATATTTTCCAAATACAATATATGCAAGGTGACCAGGAACATAGTTTCTTAAATAAATTTAAGTTGTGTGCTCTTACGAATATGAGCGTCAATTATACTGGTGATGGTGTTCATGCCACTTATTATGATGGAACACCAATCTCAATGCAGATGGATTTGTCATTCAGCGAACTGACACCAATTTACAATGAAGATTATGATGAGTACGATTCAAAAGAAGAGGGAGTAGGATACTAAAATGGGATACTTCAGAGAACTACCAAACTTAGAATATCAGTCATTTCTTTCTGATAGCATTTCTTCTGGAAGTTACTTGACTGTTAAAAACTTATTCAGAAGAAACAAACTCCGTGATGATTTATCAAATGTCTTTACTCTCTTCAACAAATACGAGATCCCAGAAGGTTCTAGACCAGATCTCGTAGCAGAAGAGTTTTATGGAAATGCAGAATTAGATTGGGTGGTCTTATTAACTGCTGGCATTATTAATGTAAGAGACGAATGGCCATTATCCAACTATCATCTCTATAAGTATGCCGAAGAAAAATATGGTATTGCTGGATTAAGTGATGTTCATCATTATGAAACCACAGAAGTCAAGGATTCAAGTGGAAGACTGATACTTCCAAAAGAAAAGGTTGTTGATTCTGATTTTACAATTACAGATCCAGATAATTATGCCGAAACACTAAATCCAGTAAGATCCGTAACGAACTGGCAATATGAAACAATAGAAAATAATAAAAAATCATCCATTTACTTATTGAAGAGAACATATCTCCAACAGTTCCTCAATGATATGAGAGAAATTATGACTTATGGACTTTCTTCTCAATATATTACTGAAAGTTTAGTAAGAACCGAGAACACCAGGGTCACTATCCCAGAGTAGTTTTAGTTTCTTATCAAAGACCATCACATATCGGTGCTTGCGGGAGCGATCTTTCCATTCTCCCTCAGCACCTTTTATTTTGCCACGAGAGTGCTTAGTTCCGTCTGCATAGTAGAAATCTTTTTTTGCATCTGATAATCCACAATACATAAAGTTACAAGCGCGATAGATTGTACCACTATGGCGGTCACTATCAGCGTATGAGATAATTGCTTTGACTTCTGTTTCCCTTCTAAGGTTTTTAATCGCCTTTGAAACGAACCAAGAAGTGATATTATACTCTCGTTCCTGAGTATCGGGGTGGATACAGAGCCTTGAGAGCTCGAAGAGTCCTTGTTGTTCATGACGTTCTAACCCAAACGCGCCTTTAGCAATTTCTGGAACAGGGAGTCCAGTAAAGATACAAACTCCCTGAATGCCTCCAATATTTAGAGGTGAAAAGTCATTTTTCTTGTATAGACCGTAATTCCAACCCGATTTGAAACCTTTCGAAATATCTTTAAGATAATGAAACCGCAGAAGTAACTCTGCGGCTTCGGATTTACTTACACGGTCTATTGTGTAATCAGACTTCACTCGTCGGCAAGGCGGGCGAAATAGGACATTGCATCATCATCCTCATCTTCATCGGAAGAGGAAACGGTGCGGGTGGGTTTCAGAGAAGACAGTTCATCACGGAGGTCTTCGGTGAGTTCACGGGTAGAACCACGAGTGTTGTCCTCATCAAACTCTTCGGGATCCTGGTAGCGAGGAGTGCCCTTGTTACCCAGAACATAGTCAAGGCGCTTCTTCAGAGTCTCGTAGTCCTTGAACTGATCGGCAGCAACCAATTCAGCAAGAGAATACTGCTTCTTCCAGATTGCTTCCATGGCATCATCATCGTCCAGGAGAGCATCAGGACGGGCAAACTCAGAAGAGTCATAGTTGCGATAACCAGCAACGTTCTTTGCCTTCAGTTTGAAGTTAGCACCACCCCAGAAGTCAAAGGGATCAATTGCTTCCTCATCCTCAAACTCAGGTTGCATTGCTGCAGTCAGTTTGTCAAAGATCTTTTTACCGAACTTATACAGGAAGACTTTACCTTCGTTCTCGGGATTAGCAGGATCCTTGACCACATAGATGTTAGCAATATAAGTCAGTTTACGCTTCTGCTTACGTGCTGCTTCCTTACCAGCATCGGTGCCGTTGTTCCACAGCATTGTGTTGTACTCAGAAACAGGATCCTTCTGACCAAGAGTAGTCAGGGAGTTCTCAATGTACCAACCACCAGGACCTTGGAATGCATGACTGTAGAGTTTGACGAATGGCAGGTCCTCACCATTCGGAGCAGGCAGGAAACGGATAACGGCATAACCATTGCCGCTCTTATCACACTCCAGTTTCCACAGGCGGTCATCACCACCACCGCCATTGTTATTCATTTTTTCGACTTCCTTGACCAGTTTTGCGGTCAGGTTGCCAAGTTTCGATTGCTTTTTAAGGTCTGCGAAAGACATTTGGATTACCTCGGATTGATTTGGATTCGGGGGATTTACTCGGATAGTATAGCAAGGATGCCCTCAGTCGTCAAGATATTGCTTGAGGGATTCGATTGTTTCTCTCATACTGTCGAATAAAACTTGCATATCAGTTTCTGGTGGGAAACCCATCAGTGCCACTGATTTGCGTAGGTTCTCTTTCATCTCAACCGCTTCTGGGTCGTCTGAAAGGGACAATCTAGTATACATGATCCTTTGCTTTTCTAGCAAGGTCTGTAACTTTTCAACGTGTTCCATTTTGGTCTCAGCATCCATTCCACCAAAGGTCAGGATACTGCCATAGATTTCTTCCTGAAGATTATTGATTTCAGTCAGTTCGTCTTGGATAATATCAGATTTGAAAAAGTCACTCATTGATTATAGACCGCAAAATCTTACGATAATTGAACACATCAATATTTATGAACGGGGAATACTTTTTTAATTTTAAACTTACGGATTCCCACACTGGGTCCAAAAGTTTCTTATCAAACGTATTCCCGAACAGGAATATTTTATCATATATCACTAGGGTTTCTAGGGAAATTTTCCCGCCCAGGAACATTTTTAGAACGGGTGGATGACCTTTCGAACAGTTGAAAACATCGTCTAATTTGTTCTCCGAGAACAATTCGTTGCTTTGTTCTTTGAACAAGTAGGTCAAACTCTGTTGTCGTTTCGTCCATTCGGCGTAGTTTCTTTCGCCAGAATTGATAATTTCGCCAATCCATAGGTTTTGCGGGTTGTCGGTGGCAGTGAAATTAGATACAAGAAAATCTACGACTTCCTTATCATTATATTTACGCGAAGTTTTTTCAAACCAATACTTATCCTTTCTCTTATTGAAAGAAGTTACACTGGCACGGGTCTTCGCACCATACTTAAAGAAATCGTATTTTGGGTTTGTAAAATGGTTCTTTAACGACAAATAATGTTGATAGGTCTCAAACGGGGTCACTTTCAGCATCGACTAACTCAAGATCTTCAATACAATCAACAGAAACTTCGTGCTCGGCAATACGATACCAATGTTTCATAATTCCTAGAGTATCTTCATATTCACCAAGATACTCAATATCATCGCATTTATTCTCACGCAACCACGCTTGTAGGCGATGGTGCATCAGATCATCACGGGAAATCATAGTGGTAGTTTTGCTCTCGATGTTTTTTTCATAAAGTTTAGATTAATGGCATCATTTTTCAACCTTTCTTTGAGAGGTTTAGATACGAGTTTCACAACTGATTCTACCTCAAGACTATTAATCTCGCAATAGTGACAGATAGCATCAATATAATTGAAATTTTCTTCGGCAACAATTTTCTCAATTTCCAAAGCAAATTTGGAAGGTGTTAAAAATTTACTTTCTAGTGCCTGTTCTAGTTCTTTATTCTGTTCCATAGAGTTCCAGTTTATCTCTAACAAACTTTCTAATGTATTGGGTGAGTAGTTTGATGTACTTTGATTTGTCTCGTTCTTCATAAACAACGCATTCTCCATTTTCACAAGCCATGATGATTACAAGTTTTTTG